TACTTCTGCCAATCGTTATTATGGACTGGGTGCATTTGCTAAAAAAATAGGAGGTAATCCCTCTACTACTGATACTCAACTTCAGTATATTACTACTGAACCACAATGGAAGAGTATTGAAAATAGATTAAAGTCTCCAGGAAAACCCGTTGAATATTATATGCGTCTAGCATATTCTTGGTTGGGTTGGGGACATCATGGGGCAAGGACACAATACGCATACGATTATGCTAAAAGACTTGTTCCAAGTGAGGTCTAAATAACATTACCTGACTTGCTGACACTTTTCAGGTGGGATTGGAGTGCTTCGGCACTCCTTTCTTGTATAAAGTGAAGGCAACTTATAAAAATAGAAATAGATGATTTCAAACTGAATAATAAATAGGGAGAGTGTTGCAACTCCCCTTTCTTATGTTTAACTTCAACTTCGGTAAGAAGAAACCTGATATAAAACAATATGCTATAATAGGAATTATATTATCATCTATTATTGCAGCACTCTCACAATGCACAGGAGTATCTGAAAATGGACTATGGGACTTACTGGACGAGATTCAAAGAAAATATTTCCCACAAACTATTCTTAATGAGTTTATACTTAAAGATCCTGAAAAACTGAATAGAAGAATTACAAGAGATATAGACAGAGCAATCGACAATTATGTTAGACAATCTGGATTAAAAGAATCTGGAGTGGATAAACCAAAGTATGTTGAGAAAGCACCAGACGGCAGTGAGGCACAGCGACTGTTGGGTGGAGAAATGAGAATCTGTGCTCCTTGGGTTGAAGATTGTATTACAAATGAATGATTACGGACAAATTTTTGATACTGATATATTTCCAAGTTTTTTAAGATCTTGTTCTCCAAATCTTGATCATAAAAGATTACTAGATCAGTGTTATCAACTTCAAAAAAATTTTTCAGGAGTTGAAAACTCTAATACTGGTGGATATCATTCGCCAACATTTACTATTAAAAATAAATCTAGTTTTGAGGAATTTGAAGAATTATCTAAATTGATGGAGATCACTCAAATTTTTATCAAAGACACCTTACAAAGTCGAGAAATAACATCAGAAGTCGACGATATTTCTTTTTGGTTAAACATTAATAAAACTCATAATTACAATGTAATGCACTCTCACGGACGTGCAGATTTGATTGGAACTTACTACCTTTGTCTTCCAGAAAATTCTGGAAACTTTGTTGTAACAAGAAATGATGGATCTCAATATTGTAATTTGTATGCAAGTCGTCAAGATCTTTTAGAACTAACAATTCATCCCAAGGAAGGTCGGTTGTATTTGTTACCTGGTCATTTATGGCACTATGTTGAGGCAAATCAAAGTGATCAAGATCGAATTTCAATTTCTTTCAATGTTTATCTTAATTGACAACTGTCCAAAAAAATGATATATAAACAATACACTTTATGGAGATGGTTATGTCCGTATCACAAGAACTTCTGACTGCTGTTGAAGCGTGGAAAGTAGAAGACGAAAAGTTTGCTGTTGGAAACAATGCAGCAGGCACCCGCGCCCGTAAGGCACTGCAAGAGATTGCTAAACTGGTTAAGACCCGTAGAACTGAAATCACCGAAGAAAAGAACGCACGTAAAGCGACTTGACGACTTATCTGTAAGACCTTATAATGATCTTATGGGTGTTGGAGGTCCAAACTTCAAGTAATTCCCTCAACCCCCCATGCCTCTCATAGAAGCACAAACAGGGGGGTCTCTTATGGGCTCATAGTTAAACGGATATAACCCATTTCTTCTAAAAATGTGTTCTTGGTTCGATTCCAAGTGAGCCTGTTGGAGATTTATTCTCCATAACACACAAACACACAAGGAGTAAAATTATGACACCTTACGAACTTCGTTTTCAAATTTTTCAACAAGCACAAGGTCTTGCTGAATCTCAATTTCAAGCAGAATTTGAAGAAGCAGAAAGATGGAATCAAAGCGTTGATAAACACGGTGGTGTTTCAGTAGAATATCCAAAGTTTCCAAGTTTTCATAAAATTGAAACACTTGCAGATAGAATCAACGATTTTGTAAGTTCTAAGTAAATTAGTGGGGTGGCAACACCCCCATCAGTATTCCCCTGTGGCGCAGCGGTAGCGCGAGAAACTAGGTCACAAGTTCGAATCTTGTCGGGGGAGCCACGCCGAAGTAGCTCAGTGATAGAGCAGGAATTTTGTAAATTTCAGGTCGCAGGTTTGATCCCTGTCTTCGGCTCTTGACATAATACTCATTGTGTCTTATACTTCTTTGGTGTGAAGGAAGTACGCTGGGAGAGCAATCTCCCACCATTATGCGTCCTTGGTGTCAGCGGTAGCATTCCAGATTTCCACTCTGGCGGGGTCGATTCAAATTCGATAGGACGCTTCCAAATAAAAAGATCGAAAAAACCGTAAAAGGCTTGACTGATCCCAAAGAAACTGGTAAGATAAATACCGTGAAGTCACCGTGCCGCAACTATTTGCACGGATACTCATTATGTCGTTTAGTACTAAAAAACAAACTTTTATGAAACTCAAACAACTGATGCTTGCACCTGTTGCTCTGGGAATGATTGCTCCTGCTGCTGCGAATGCTGCAGATCTGAATATGGCAGCAGTCAATCAATACGTTTCCGCAGAACAAGCTACAAGCGTCACACAATTTACTGATGTAAGACCCACTGACTGGGCATATCAGGCACTTGGTAATCTTATTGAAAAGTATGGTTGCATTGCAGGCCTGACCGACACCACTTTTGCTGGTGGTAAGACTCTGACTCGTTTCGAAGCAGCAGCTCTTCTAAACTCTTGCCTTGAGCGTGTAACTGAATCCACCGACGAACTTCAACGTCTTGCAACTGAGTTTGCTAATGAACTTCAAGTGATCCGTGGTCGTGTTACTAAACTGGAGAAACAAGCAACTGCTCTTCAGGCACAACAATTCTCTACCACCACCAAACTGAAAGGTGAAGTAAACTTTGTTCTGGGTAACGTCGCTGGTGCTCGTCTCTCCAACAACACTAATGTTGGTAATGTAGCATTTAACTATGATGCTCGCCTGAGTTTTGATACTTCCTTTACTGGTAAGGATCTACTCAAAACCCGTCTGCGTTCTGGTAACTTCCCTTCACAACCTTTCGGTTCTTCTTCTTCCCTATTCAAACTGGATAAGGCAGAAAACACTTCCAATAACTTCCAACTGGATCGTTTGTACTACAGTTTCCCTGGACTTGCTAAGGGTGTGACTCTCACCGCTGGTCCTCTGGTTCGTAATACCGAGATGGCATGGATTCCTTCTGTCTATCGTTCGGAGATCCTAGACTTCTTTGCTAACGCTGGTACTCCTGGTGTTTATAACAAAGCAACTGGTGCTGGTTTCGGTGCTCAGTGGACTCAACCTACCAAGAAAGGTAAGGGTGGATTCGTTGCTGGTCTGAACTATGTTGCTCAGAGTGGTGATAGTTCTACCACTGGTGTGTTTAACGACCAGTCTGGTTTGAATACTCTGACACAGTTCGGTTATCGTGCTCCTCAGTTCGGCGCTGCCGTTGGTTATCGTTATGGCACTCAAGGAAGTCGTGTTCGTAACTACAATGGTGTGAATGGTAACGGTGGTACTCTTGCCGCTAACCAAACCTCTAATGGTTATGCCCTGAATGCTTACTGGCAACCCAAGAAGTCGGGTATCGTTCCTTCAGTTTCTGTTGGTTATGGTTGGAACACTGTGAGTGGTCCTGCGACTCCTAATGCCGCAACTGCTTCCCAGACCTGGTTTGCTGGTGCTCAGTGGAGCGATGTGTTTGCTAAGGGTAATGCTGCTGGTGTTGCTTATGGTCAACCTGGCAATGCTTCTGGACTTGCTGAGAAGGCTCAAATGCTTGAGATCTTCTATCGTTACAAAGTTAGTGATAACATCAGTGTCACTCCTGCTCTGCTTTATGTCACTAACAATCAGGGACTTAAGAATGCCTCTGATAATTGGGGTGCTGTAATCCAGACCAAGTTCACCTTCTGATAATATCTTAGATAGACTCTAACCTCCCTTCGGGGAGGTTTTTGAGTGTTAGGACTTATTTAACCTATTCTTAATTGTAAAAACAATGAAACTCAAACACATTGCTACAATCGGTCTCGCTCTTGCTCCTACCGTAGCATTTGCTGGACCTGCTATCAACGTAGCGATCACCGTAGAAAATATGATGGACAAGTTCTAACTTTATTGCCCGATGACCCAGCTAGTGAAGGGACCTGCCTTACAAGCAGGCATCGGTAGGGGCGGAACCTATATCGGGCACTCATAAATATTCAACAGACTGAAGAAGTATAACTGATTATACCAATGGAAAATCTAAAAATTAGATGCCGCTCTTGTGGTAAGGAGTTAGAAGGGCATCCCACGAAAACTGTGACTTGTGGTTGCCCTAATATGGCGACCATTCGTGGTGGAGTCATTTCGGCAGTTGACCTGGGACAGGTAGTTATGCTAAACTCTTATAGTAACAAATCAAAGTCTGGTGTTCTTTCTAATGAGGATCTTGCTTTTCAGGAGGCAAGACGCCAGCGTAAAGTTCGCCGTTTAGATTTTGAAGTCCGTTGATATTCTTGGAGAGGTGGCCGAGTGGTTTAAGGCAGCAGTCTTGAAAACTGCCGATGTGAAAGCATCCGTTGGTTCGAATCCTACCCTCTCCGCTTTTAATATTTGCTTAATCTATATTTTTGTATCAACACAAACTTCTCATATCGGGATGTTAAGTAATATAACTAGTGTTATTCATAGTATTCAATCTTAACTCTATGGATCAACACACCTACGACAATTGGGTGAAGATAAAGGAATTATACGAGAACTCTGGAAACACAAATAATCTATTCTACAAAAGAGCGGTTAAAATAAAAGAAACTAGGAAGGATCCTCTCGCAAAGTTTCTTGGAGAAAAAGAATGATGGAACCATTTGATGATGAACACGTAACTCGCACTGAAGTGCAAGAGATGATTGATGCTGCCATAAGGAAGCACAATCGCAATGCGTCCATCATCAGTGCCTGTATTGGTTGGTTAGTTCTCGCTTTATTTGCCGAAGGACTATTAAGGCTTATTGGAGTTATTCCACCTCTACTACCATGGCTCAAAATTACACTCCCATAATATTTTTAGTTCCTTGGGTTATACTTATTGGTATAGCCTTATCAATGATCGCACAAGGTTGGATGATTATGAATGCTCAAAATGGGTATACGAAAAGTCCAAAAGTTAAACACCCAGA